CGTAATCACTTCCGGCGCCATTGCACTCTGCGGCAAAGTGTTCTGGTCCAAATTGATAGCTGATAAATCGGTCAAAGAGGTCTACATGCAGTCGACCCAGGCCGATAGCTTGCTGGGTGACCGCCGCCAGGCGTTCACCTTCGGTGGCGTGCTCTGGGTCCGTTATCGCGGCAAGGTAGGCAACAAGGCGTTCGTTGCCGACAGCGAGGCATATCTCGTTCCGGAGGGCGTCGAGGATCTCTTCAAGTCGGTTTACGCCCCGGCCAACTATATGGAGACGGTCAACACCCTGGGCGTGCCGCACTACGCGAAGCTGGAGCGCCTGCCGTTCGACAAGGGCGTAATGGGCGAAGCCCAGTCCAACCCGCTGCACATCTGCACGCGCCCGCGCGCAGTGATCAAGCTGACCGCCTGACGATGTCGGGCTTCGGTAAAGCGCTGGCGGCGATGGATACAGCGATCGCCGCCAGCCTCAACGATGGCCTCGCTGACTACCTTAACGCCGCTGGCGTGATCTTGGCTGAGGGGGTTGCGGCCATGCTTGATCGCGATGTCGAGCGGCTCGATACCGTCACCGGCATGCTCGACCGAACGGTGACCATCACCGTCCGTAAGGGTTCGCTACAGCCATTCGACCGCAAGGGCGCGTTCCGGCTCGGCGGTAAAACCTGGCACATCGACGGCATCGCCGTTGACGACGGCCACTGGCTCACCCTCTACGTGGTGCCCTGATATGCCCATCGATATGCAATCCGCCATCGTCGCGGAGATCATCGCGCGCCTGGCAGACGTCGAATCGTTCGGCCAGTTGGTGTTCGAGGATAGCGTCCTACGCGTGCTCGATAGCGAGGATGACACCCTGCCGGATGACTTCATCGTCATTCAGCCAGGCCTGACCGAGGAGCTTGAGCGCGTCGGTCCCGGCGGCGTGCGCGAGCGTCTCACCCTCAACCTCACCGCCATCACACGCCGCCGCGAATTCGCCCCGGTGCTTCGTGCGGCTCGGCTGGGAATCAAGATCGCCCTGGCAGGGCAAAAGGCTGGGGTCGCACAGCAGGGTGTCCAGTCCGCCGCCTTCGCCAGTGCCGAAACCCCCATGCCACCCGGCGAGGGGCGCCGCTGGGGCTGCCACGTCATGCCGCTTCAGATCACCTACCTGCAACCACTCAAGTGAGGGTACCAATGCCTAAGGTCACTATCAGCAAACCGTTCAACTTCCGGCACGGTAGCGAGGTCAAGCGCTACAAAGTAGGCGCTCAAGACGTCCCGCAACCCGTTGCTGATCACGCCAAAGCGAATGGCTTCCTCGAGCCGCAAGCCCAGGCCAAGCCCGCCCCCAAGGGTGAAACCAAACAGTAAGGAGAGCCCGCAATGGCCCAAGTAGACCGCAGCTTCATCGGCGAAGGCATCATCTATGCCCGCAAATACGGTTCGCAGGATCCGTTTCTAGACATCGGCAACTGCGACACTTTCAACGTTGCATACGCCACCGAGAAGCGTGAGCTGAAAAACTTTCGCGGCGGCGGTGGTAACCGCAACGTCAAAGAGCAGGTGTCTGGGGTCACTGCCGCCATCGGAATGTACGACCTCACCCCCGAAAACATCGGCCGGGTAACCAATTCGGCCATCGTGTCAGTACCGGCCACTGCCATCGTGAACGAGCAACTGATCGTTGGTGGAGTTATTGGTGAGCTCATCCCCTTCAACCATCTGCCGGATACCAACCAGCCGGTGACTGTCATGACCGTGGTCGAGGCCCCGGAAGAAGGTGTCGCGCTGGTCGCCGGCACTGACTATGTGCTGACGCCACACGGCATCATCAGCAAATCAGCAGCAGTAACTGTTGCCGGTGTCTCTGTAGGGTGCTAGCA